CATATCTTCTTGCTCTTGTAAAACCCATTTCTAAAAACTTTCTACACATATCCATACCAACAAAATCTTTTTGATCTTTGTATTGATGATATAGATAAAGTATTCTCATAGACGACATAGCGGCGTCATAGGGTGTCTTAAACCGCCAATATTGACATATATCATTTGTATATGGTCTTATTAGTAATACACCTTGTTCACCACGACCAATACGATATCTATTGTCGTTTGGTGTAAATAGTAAATTTTTGTAATCTAAATTATAATTAAATTCAATCATTCTTTCTCATGTGAATATCTTACTTTATTTTTTGTTGTACCAAGTTCTCTACTGTTTGGTATTTTTTCCCACCACTTACCTTTATATCCATTCGAACCACCATCTTCTAGTACGATATATTCTTGATATTTTTTATCTGCATAAAATCTGAATGGCACTTTATCTAATTTTTTACTCATGTTTACCAAATATCTTCGTATTTACCTTGCGTTTCTTCATACTTAAAAGAACCATCAGGATGATAATACTTACTTTTTTCTGCAGCTTTAAATGTTACAACTGTTATTATAATAGCAAGTATGAACACAAAGTGAGCAATTGCTGTATAACCAAACACAGTCCAACTACCTAATAATAAACTAAATGTAATACACCACATCCATGCTAGCAATTGAAGAACTAAATGTCTGACTTGTAAGTCTGGTATATGTCTTAATGGATTTTTATCAAGGTTCATTACACCTTCCCAACTATCGTGAATAAATTTTCTCATTGTATTCCTTCGCTAAACCATTGTGGTGTGGGTCTAGATGTCCACTTAGCAAAATATGCTTTTGCTTCTATGTAGTAATTTTTATATGATTGAATACTATCACCAGGCACTATGCATTGTGGATAATGCGACATAGCAGGTGGTGGTTCTACCCAACCATTGTCTTGTAAATTATTAGGTGCCTTTCTTAAAAGGTCTTTGAGCAGTTTAATCGTACTGTGTTCTTTTTTATATCGGTGTGTATATTCTCTCCCAAGCTCGGTGAACAACGAGTACAACCAGTCATAGTGTTGGATAGAAGAACGAGCCCACACAGCACTAGGGTGATGTAAATGACACGCTTTGTAGATAATGTTTTCTTCATTTGAATTTTCTAATCTATATCTGGTTACTTTTCTTCCTGTTTTTGACTTAGCGATATATTGAACTCCGTCAATCATTCTTTTTGCTGTTGATAATAATTGAGCATATTCAACTATCATTTTAACCACGTGTTTATCTACATGAAGTTCAGCAGCGATTCTAGGATCTTTGTTTAAATAAAATATATTCATAATATAGTATTATATCAGTTTAATTCTCTTTTGTCAACCCCTTTTATAGTCATCATGAGTTGTTGCAGTTTATCCATCCATATTCTTTTGAAATCTGGATCTTCAGCGCCTTGATACATTTTATATAAGTTTGCTGCTCTATGCCAAAATAAGTCCATTCTATAACTCATATACACCTCTCAAATTATATTTAATTATTTCTTTTACTAACTCGGTATATGTAGGTTTACTAGCATATTTTGAAAGATAGTCTGCAAGGATTAAGGCGTCATTAACACCACTATCTCTTGCGGCTCTTAGTTCTTGAAATGCCGATACATTATTTAGTATATGTAAATAGTCTATTACACTTTCACATTTGCTACTATACATTTTTACACCCCACCCAGGCCACTTAGTCCAAGGTATAGGTAATAAGTAAGGTTCATCTTTATCCCATGTTCGAATACCAAAAAGATTATTACCTTCGTTTGCAAATCTTGATTTACCCCAACCAGTTTCTATAACTGCCTGAGCAATAATTAATTCACTAGGTATATGATATTCAGGTTCAATATATTCATACAAATAATTAATACAACCATTTAGTGATTTTACAAATACTTCATTAGATGATGTATCAATATTTGGTAAATTATATTCTTGTTGAACTACTTTATGAACAGCATATTTTAGTTCGATTGATTTATAAGGAATAACAACTGCTGTTTTCCAGTCTTTTTCAATCACTCTTAAATCACCTCTTATAGAATCTTTGTCAAAAACAGGTGTTTCAATCTCATGAAAATCAGGACAACCATCATCTGTGCAATTATATTTTTCGTTATATTTACTAATCCCAAATGCGATTAGAGCAATCATTAAAGTTAATTTAAACATTATAGTAATTTCCTTAAATCTCTTTTTGTTGCATAAGGTTTATACAATCTACACTTGAACCATCTAAACTTTGGCGTTGGTGTAGCAGGACCTTCCATTAATAATTCATTTGCTGCTTCTGCATAAATGAGTTTCTTCATGAACAAAGATAGAGCGGCATCATATTCCTTGCAAGGTTTATAATTATTTCTATCTCGTTTAGGTGTCTCGTAAATACCTTTACGGTTATCTATGATTCCTTGTAGTATCTTTTTTTCGTATCTATTTAGTTTTGTCAAAATGTAGCCTTTCGTTATTATTTATTATCTGTAATATAGTGTAAATCTATCTGCATTATTCATATGAATATAAGATGGATCTCTTTTGTAAGTTAAAGTTGATGGTCCACGATATCTATATCTAATTTTATTTGCATTTTTGTGAGCAAATACTTCTTTGAAGTAAGGTAAATATTTTATCGGTATGTCTTTTGCAATTGACACTTCATCAAGTGGCGTAAGATTATTGCAAATCAAAGGATTTACAACTAAGTCAAATACTCTTTTTCTTCTATTCATTAAGCAATCCCTTCTTCTCTAACATCTTCATAATTTATCTTTAAAATTTCATTATATAATGATGGTTGTTTTGCAATAATGTCGTACATATGATCTCTAGGACTTGTGTCTAACATATCAATGAAGTTAGCAGCGGCAATAAATTGATTGCCTTTAATCAGATTGGCAACAGTCTCGTAATCTTGGCCGTCAATCTCATCTTTTCTAAATTGTAAAAGTTTGTTTTGTATAGTTTTTGTTTTCATAATGTGTCTTTCTTTTTTGTTATTATACTTATATAATACACTAAAAAAAAGCATAAATCAAGCACTTTCGGGCATTAAAAACCCTTATTTTCTGCGATTTTTAAAACTTTCGGGCATAAAAAAACCCTTGAAAATCAACGATTTAAGAGTGTCTTAAACTGTTGAAAAACAAGGGTTTTAGTAGGGGGTCCTAGGTATATTGCAATATTAACCCCTATATTTTACTCTTTTTTCATAAAATTGTCATCCCAACCGAATGCTTCTTTTACTAAATTGCCAGTAAAACCTTTATATTTGTTATTGATTTTTTTGTTTACAACTGCTACTAAAAACTCTGCTTCTTCAGCAGACAGTCCTTCTAACATTTGTACGAATAAAGTTTCTCTTTTGTTTTGTGTTAGAGAACCTTCACCACCTTTTGTAAACATATATAATCTTTTCGCTTCTTGTTGCAAGATAGTATGTTCTGTTCCTATCGGGGCATCATTCGGTGTAAATGGTACATCACCCTTTGGTAATAACCATTCTATATTTGGATCAAAAGCACCTTTTAAAACTTGTCTTAATGCTACAGAATCATTATCTTTCAGCACTTTTAGTTTTCTAGGTTTGTCTTTTGCATTATTTACTTTCATAGCAATCTCACTCATTAAAGGTGGTATGGCTCTACCGGCGTCTGCCATTGCCTTCATACCTCTTCTATTTGCTAATGCTGGGTGGGATTGTGTTGGTTCTTGTTGTGTGTTAAATCCTTCTTGACTTGCAATTGTGCCGTCTGGATTTCTTCTTATTATTGCCATGTTATCTCCTTAACAGTTCTTTCGAAGTCTAAAACTCGTCAATGACTTCGATTAAAGTTTTAAGTTTTTTGTTTATAAAGTAACCTAGTATTTTATCTCTAGTTGCTACTTTAACATTACTAAACTCATCATTAATTTTTGCCTCAACATCTTGAGGTATACAACTTAAATCAATTAACTTTCGATTTCGGTCGTAATTCTTTTGTTCTTCTTCGGTAAAGGTCATAAAAACTTCCTCTACCCAACTATTTATCTTTTTTTTGCTTAGAGGTCTTTGCCTTCTACCTTCAATAAACACATTATCATCTGATAATACATTTGGTATACCATCACTTCGGTCACCTTTTAATATATGTTCTTTAATATATAGACTTGGATTTTCACCTTTTCCTACAAATTTATTGAGAACAGGATTATATTGTTTTACATTAGGACTATGTAATTGTATAAAGTCTTTATCACCTGATAGTATCAATACTTTTTTAGAATGATTAGGACCAATAACTCTTTTTATTCTTTTTATTGCAACAGCAATAATATCATCAGCCTCTGTTGTTTCTACTTCTATAACTTTGTAAGGTAAGAATGTTTTAATTTCATCCTTAATTCTGTGCAATATAGTAAATATAGCATCCCAATCGTGTTCAGATTTTTCACGATTTGCTTTTCGACCTGCTTTGTAATTAGGAAAGTACTCTCGTCTCCATACATTTTTACTATCACAAGCAATAACCATTTCACCATACTCTTTACGAAACTTTACATTGTGTGCTCTTAGTGAATTAAGAACCATATGTCGAACTAAATCTTCCGAAAGAGGTTCTGAATTTTTACCATTAATTTGAACCATGAGGTTCGATATCATTATTTGATTGAGGTCTACGATAATCATAATATTATTATATCAGGTTATTAGTCTGATGTCAAGCACTAATCCAAATTCATATCTGGATCAAACTCTATGTTTATTTCTGGTTGTTCTTCAACATTTTCTTTGAGTGGTTTCTTAGCACTTACTCTACTATAATTGATATCTGTAAGTTTTCTACCATCTGGTAAGTTATGTATTTTAGCAATTGCGTCTGTGATGGCGTGCATGGGGTGTGTTTGGTCAAAATCTCTTTTCAATAAAGCTTTGATTGTTTCAATTACTATAGCTAAATCTCGTAAAAACACATGACTTTTTGTATCAACAACATTGTCTTGAAGCACATGAATAATATCTAAAGTCAATCCTTCAGTTATTTGATCTATGAATTTGTGTTGTTTTATGTTTAGAGCTTCTTCGTCTGTTAAATCTACATTTGGTTTATTATAGACAACTCTATGAGCAGGAAATTTAATTAGTTTACCCATTACTTTTTTCTACCTTCTATTTGATCTATAAGGTCTTTTGCAGGTGCTTTATTAAATCTCATCTCTTTGAATCTTTTAGACATTTCATAACTCATTTTCAAGAGTTTTTCTTCTTCTGCCCAATGCTCATCAAAAGATTTTTCTATCTTTTTCTTTTTTGTAGTTCTCTCTTGATCCATCTTATTGCCTGATTTGATGTTGGTTTTCTAGTAACCATTCTTCTTATTGCTTTATATACTTTAGGATTTACATCCTCAGCAGGTTTATTGTTATCTACTACAATAAAGTTACTTGTGCCAAATAGATTTTGTAATTTACCTATGTTTTGTTGTATTTGTTTATGACTACTAATCACAACAGCGTCTGGCAGTTTTCTTGCTCTCATTTGATTTCTTTTAAGAGCAACTTCTAAACTTGTATTTACAAACACCATATGAACATCATAACCTATAAACTTCATTGTGTTTGCTTCTGATTCTATTCTTGCGACATCTCTTGCTGTGCTATCTAATATAAGCCCTAAGCGTCCTTCTAGTGCTAATTTTAATTGTGTACCAGTTCT